CGGCCACTCCCACCACAAAAAATCAATGGATCCATTACAGTGTTCATAAATGGATTCCGAGACGGGAACCATCTCTTCGCCACAAAACGCCATAACAGCAGACTGCATGTTTACCCAGCACATGGCAGTGGCTAACGCAGCTACCTTATGAAAACTAACCATATTCATGATGAAAGTCTGCCTCATATTGGCAATCCTAGTTGCCATGTCCAAAATAGGCTCATGCAACATTAGGTCCTCTTCCACAGCTATCACACCGTTTTGGAAGTGAGTGTATGACCAATCCCTCAAGCATTGGAAAGTAGGCCGACGAAAATCGTACCCAAGAGTCAAATTAGTGTACCGAATATAATCAATATCTGCAGGTGTCAACCAGTAAGAATCAAAAATGTGCCACTTACGGCAAAGCGGCAAACTATTCCTAGTTCTCACACAGTCAATAGCAGCAGATGTTAAATCACCTCGATATACATGAGGGACGTGATTCTCAGGTTCCCACACACGATCAACCAACTTCACTCCGAACTCGATTTCAATTTCCGAATAGTGTCTTACACCATCAACAGTTCCAGCTTGACATTCCAATCTCTCAAGAGCAGCATCATAAGTGCACGTAGTGCGCTCATACTGCTCCTTTATATCACTTTCTGTAAAAGGCTTGAAATAGTCAATGACTTTATGACCTTCCGGATCTCGCGTCTCACGAGCAATGTCGAGAAAAACTGGCAAATACTTGTAGTACTCATCGGCACCGTGGAAATACAGCTCTCTCAAAGCTCCATTCAAGTTTGAAGCACAAATCTCGGCCATCGATTCGCGTTGACCTTTCTTTGGTTTGTGGGTCATTGAAAGCGACTTGAAAATGGATTCCTTCTCCAACGCACCTATCACCTTATGAAGTTGTGGGTGCTTGTGAAAGGATCTTTTCAAGAAAGAAATATCCTTCAGTTCCTTGAAAGGTACCTCTGGTTTCTTCTTATTCGCATCTGTATATCCCACTCCAATCTTGGCCAATTCAGCATGAACAGATTGCATGTTGAACTTCTTCTCTTCAGGAG